CAAAGTCTTGAGGTTTTGGCTGCGGGGGATACTTGGAAGGATCAATGTTATCTCCCATTTGTTTTGCAAGCATTTGCATAGTTTGGCTCCACGCACTAACTGCCTGTTCATATGCTTGCTGAGCAGGAGATTTCTCAAACGCAGCCAGTTCAACATTCCGAGTTTTCATCAGATATGAGAACATCGGACCAATGTTGTATGCTCCGCCAATCTGAGGTGAAGATGCAATCGTTTGGAGCGCAACTGCAAATTCATCAGCAGAAATAACCTTATCCGTGGGAGTCAGACCATCAGTGATCTTGAAGCTGTTGTAGGAGTTTCTGAGAGCCAAAGGATCAATCTTGACTGCTTCCTGACGACTCTGCGAAAATACAGTCGTGCTTTGTTGGTACTGAAGAGTATTAATCTTGATTACTTCCTTCACAGGGGTGAAGAACTGAGATTCAAGGAGAATCGAAGTAATCTGATCCCTTCCGTTTGCATTTGCCATCACAGTGGAAAATTCGTGCATGGTTTTATTGCCCTTCACGAATTGACCTTGCTTCGCCTGATTCAATCCATTGACAGTATTTGCCATCTGGAGAATCTGAGGAAGCTCTTGGAATGCAACAGCAGACTGATCGTCCTTGTACGGAATAGGATAGTAAGCCTCAGAAGGAGGTTTCCCATATCCAGCAGGACGAAGAGGAATCTTTGCAGTGGGGGAGGGATTATTAATATGTTGCTCAGAGATCAACATAGGGTTGTAAATACCGCGATCAGAAATTGCTCGGCGGCGCGCTGCCATTGCACTGTTAACAAGTGCAGATGCAATCTCCTGAAAAGGTTGCGCATTCTTAGCTAGAGATTTTGTCTGGTATCCCAGACCATCCTCATTCGGTTGCATGAAGAAAACTGGAATATGATTGTGAGCGTTAGTTTGTCGCTCTGCGTAAATCAGCACTTGATGATTTACAATGATGAACTTCCAAACTTGCGGAGTATTTGCAGAAGGAACTCGCAAACGGAAATCTTGAGGGATGATTCGTGCATAGAGAGTCGTGACTTCATAGAAGTCTTTATAGTTAATCTCTCCAGCAGGACGATCCAACAATCCTGCCCATGCCATCCAATTAGGAGATCCAGCAGATGCTTGCTGAATAGATGCTTCAGGATTTACAGCGGGAATGTAATATCCTTGCATCGGAGCAGTGCCAGAACCAACAACACCTCCGCCAGATTCAAAAGCAGCACGAACATTCGTGATGATCTTATCAGGAAGCTCGTTGATAAACTTCTTCAGATGCACACGGGACATGAGTTTCGTTGTACCTGCGAATTCTCCATCTTTATAGAGATCAGTGGGATTGTAACGCGTATCCCAGAAACTGTTATACAGATCCCAGCGCTTGATTCTGTTTCCTTGCCAGACAACTTCTTTCGGCTTTCCTTCAGTTCCGAAACCAATATCAGTTTCAATTGCAGCGGTAACTTCACGACCCCAATCAACTTCGCAAGCTGCAAGATTATATTTGAACGCATCTCGAAATGCGATCATAAGTTGCTGAGCCCATCCACCACGAATCGAGTTTTCCTCAATGATTGCTTGATACTGGAGAGCTGCATCTTCATGATCCGGAGCTGCTACCCAACCGAAGATAGGATGGCCAGTAAGAAAGACAGAAGATTGATAAGTTACTGCTGCTTCCACCTGAGGCATCACAACAGGAACTACAACATTCTGGAACTTGGTAGAATCTCCATAGGAATTTGCACGTTTGGATTTCTGATGATCTTCAGTCAGATCAGTAAGTTCTCGTGCATATGCTTTGTCAATGTTCTCCATATAAGAACGGAGATTCCATTGCTGGGACATTGCACCAAAACAATTGCGCTCGAATTGCACAATTGCATCTTGGGATTGCTGGGGGATTACAAGAGGAGTTGCGGTTGCCATGGTTTAGTTTCCTATAAAGGAAAAAGGATTGAAAATAGAATCACTCCGATTCTACGCTAAGCGCACTAACCGTGCTCGTAGCCTGTCGTCGATTTTTATCATTGTCAAGGGCCGATATTTTCCTGACGGAAAATCTCTGTGAACACCCTTGACAACTAAAAATCTCCTGGCTACGGCCTGAGCACGGGAAGCGCACTTGGACGCTACGAATCTCCGTTATGCAAATGCATTGCAAATGCAATCTTCCACTCACACATTTCTCTCGAAATGCGGAGTATCTACTAGAGTCTTAAAGTTTCCACCCCAGCGATTCTTAGGGTGAAGAGACTCCCAGAATTTGCCAACTTCCAGAAGATCGGATTTTTGCGAGCACAGCGCGCCACCCTTGAAAATATTCAGATCAATCGCAAGTCTCCGCAGATGGTTAGATTGGAGAGTTTGCGATCTTCCGGTGGACACGTAAATTTGCTGCTGTTCAGGAGTTCTGTAAAGCTCGCCGCCGGTGATCTCAAATCCTGCCTTCCTGCAAAACTCCAGAAGCTTGCACACATCTTCCAGAAATGCAACTTGCTCTTCCCTGAGTCCCATGTTGATCTCCTGTTTACCAAGATGAATTTTCGTGATCCGCCCAGACTTCATTGTTTCCAGACTCTTGATCTTCTATAACTGCCAATCCTGCGATGAGCGCGCCATGTTCCGCAACTATCCGAGGTGCGTAAGTTAGACAGTCCAGGATACCATCTGTGTTATCAGTTTTTGCTGCATTGAAGGATGTAATCTGAGAGTTCACTGCTGCCGCAGTTCTCGGATGGTAACGAAGCTCCCCTTTTAGCAGACTCTGGAACATTGAGAGGATGCGCGCATTCTTACTAGATTTTCCGGAGTAGATTTCTACTGGAATGATTCCAGAAATTCTCAGCTGAGCACAGACATATTCAAACCAGAATTTCAGTGTGCTTTGGTATGCATTCGATTCAATAAAGATCAGCCTGCAATTATATCTCAGTGCCAGTGTAATCGCAGTCGTGATATTCTCCAGCGGGGACATTGTGCCTTCTTCTACTTCTTTCATTGCTGGCTTTGCATCAAAAACTTCAAAGTATCCGACTGAAACTGCATCACCATCTTTTTTGCCTGAAGCAGGATCAATAACTATGAAGTTTCCTTGATGGATGTCTGAGTCTGGGATGTCATAGACAGGAACTTTCGACAGATCCATCCGCGTGTTTACGGATGCGTGTTCATCATTCAGAACTTCTGCTTGGAAGATTTCTCCTCGACCCATGGAAAGATCGTTCTGATATTCATCCAGAAGCTGATGGACAGGATGGAGTTCTTCCCAAAGAGAAGTTCCATCAGCAAGAATACCCCCTGCAATAAACTTAGTCCAGGTAGGATTCTTCTTCAGCTTGCGAAGCAAACTGTGCGGAGTAGGGTACATGTTTGCAATAAATATGAAAAGGCACCCATGGGGACTTTTCGCTTTCATTGCAGTACCGATCATCCATGTCTCCAGTTTTCCTGAGACCTCTTCAGAATCTGCCTCTTCACGAGTTTGGATATCATCAAAGATCATGATATCGGGCCGCTCGTTATTCAGAGTGATTCCTCGGATATCAGATCCAGCGCCAGCTCCAGCAAGGATAATACTCCGGCCTCTGAATCCAAACCTCTTCAAATCTTGCCGATCATTCTCCAGGCCGATCCGCCAGTCTCCGAACACAGCAAGAATGTTCTTCTCAGTTAGCATGGATGCTATGTCTGAGATAATATTGTTTGCTTTAGTTTGAGTGCCGCAGATGATTAGGATGAACTGTTTTTTAGTGAAGAGGATGCAATAGAGGATGAAAACTTTCATGAGTAGAGTTTTCCCGAACCCGCGCGGCAAGCCGATCGCAAGTTTCGAGAAATCTCTAGTTCTGTGAACATAGGAGAGAAGCCAGTTCCAGATTGTTTTGAATACAGGAGGAAAGAGATAGAGGAAAACTGTAGGGAGAGAGAGACCTCCGAGAAAGTCTACAGAAGTGCGACAGAGTTCTTCTACATCCGCAGCTTGGAAAGAGGCTTCTGTTGGATCTTTGGAAGAGATGCCAACTGGAACTGTGTCAGGAGCTATGAGCGCG